GTGTAAATCAAGACGCTGGGTTTAGTATTGTGTCTTATACAGGAAACGCAACAAATGGTGCTACTGTTGCTCATGGATTATCTTCTGCACCACAGATGGTTATAACAAAGAATAGAGCAGATGCTGGTACTAGTTGGCAAGTATTAACAAATATATATCCTAGCTATTCAGAAGGAGATTATATATATTTAAGTTCTACTCAAGCAAAAGCTAATTCTGCAAATGTTAGTTTTTTGCCTACTTCTACTACTTGGCAAATGGAATCTGGACAAGCTGGAAATGTAGCATCAACACAAATTGCATACTGCTTTGCAGAAAAACAAGGCTACTCAAAATTTGGAAACTACACAGGCAACGGAAATGCTGATGGAACATTTATTCACA